TTATGAATAACACCCATCTTCTTTAGTTTTGATGCAGCCGAAATCCAGATAGGCATGTAGAACTTCCAGCTCATCACATCAATAGGATTGCCTGATCCTTGTGGGATTGATCTACTTGAGAAAGTTAATCCATCTTGGAATACAACAGACAACGAAGTCCAGTCAACATAGTTATCAGTGCTTTGAATCTCAAGTGCAGGGTTGAATAGTGTACCAAGTTGTTCAATCAACTCAAGTTTTTGTTGATAGTTGGTAGTCCAAAAGTCAACAGTTACTCTAAGTGTATACGGAACCGGCATTAGTCTTTCAATAGTAAATGCCTGCCCTTGTGTAGTTTCATAATCACCAGTCTCAGGATTCAATGCTCGTTGTCTTACATTGATCTTGTCAACGAACCAAGGATCCTGCGTTCTCTTTTGGTCATATTCGAGGCCAGATATATAATATGTAATCATAGGAGCAGATTGTAGATTACTTGCACTGTTATTAGCAAGAATAGTTGCGGCCTGACGACTACTGTCACCATACATGATAGGAACCCGCATTAATATTTCGTTACCATTTGGATCTTTGCCCTTAGTTACTTGCCAGGAACTAAAGATTTTTGCAAACTGGATCAGAAATCGTCTTATCTGATTATCATAGAAGAACTGGGCCAATGTAGTCTCTCTTTATATTACAGGTGGTAGTGTATCTGGCTTCGGAGATAACACAGATGATAGTGGTTGAAGTTGTGGTACTGCTGTTCCGCTATTATTTAGATAGGTTTCCTTATCGTTATTTATAAAGCTATTCATCTGCGACTGATTAGCGACTGAATCAAATCCAGTTTGTGTTCTAACCTTCTCAGAGATACGAACCCACATCTTGCCGTCCCAACGATATAATATCTGCGGAAGATAATCAATGCGTAAGAAGTAGTCTCCAACTTGCGGACTTGCAGGGAAAGCAATACCAGCTCCAGTTGGGAAACCATTTGGAGCTTGTCCATCACCAGTAGCATACCCAGTAGTGTAGCCGAACGATCTTGGACTTGAGCGAGCGATAAACTGATATCCAGGAATACAGTCTGCACGATAGTCCATGTTGATCGTGACATCACCAACAAATCCAGGCTGTGTTGGGTCTTGGTCTGCTGTTGCGTAGGTGTTATCTGCTGTACCATAAGGACCAACGATCATGCCTAATGATTGAACTGCTAATATCTTTGTCGTTTCAACTGAACCTGAGCCACCATCTGTTCTTTGAGGTGCCTGTTCAATGATGGACAACTGAGTTTGCATAAACTTGTCAATCTTTTCATTGATATCAACCGAGTCAACCGTCATGTCCCATATACTTGATAGAGCCTGTTTGCTGATCTTGATTCCCGCTGCTGGATTTCTATAGCGTGGGTCACGAATCATTACAACCGAACCAGTAGCAGATGGAGTAGATGCATATGGATTGCTATTGATACCGATAGGAGGTGCAGGTTGATTGTACTTCCCAGACAGAACATTGTTTGATTCGTACTCGCCATATGTAGGTACGATATACAACTTGCTCGTATCGTATCCAGATTGTGGAAGTAATCGTTCTGCTTCAGTAAGAGCGGCGTTATTGACCGCGATATTCTTATTATATGTTGACAAGATGTCAGCAAGACTACCATTATCAACTGCTACCCAGTATGTCATATTAGGTGGAGTAGTACCAACTGGTACCTCAATGATTGACTCATAGATTTTGCCGCCGTAGTTAACTGTGTAGCCGGGTGGATATGTCTTGTTAGGATCAAAGTCACCAAGATAGTTGTCTTGTTCAACTGGTGCGTTGAGGATGTCACCGAACTCTTCACTGTTAACAAGTGGTTCGCACTTGATACGCCATAGATGAGGATACCAAGTTTGAGTAAACCCTTCACTCGCATAGTTGGAATCGGTGATCTGGTAGAAACGCTTTAATGCGGTTGGTAGTTTTTCATCTAGTGGATTGTAATCAAGCAAGTGTGGCAACTCAAGCACATCGCCAACCATCAACTTACGGCCAATGATGTCAATCATGTCGTTATAGTGAACTACGATAAAGATGATATCATTGTTTAGAAATAGACCAAACTGACTTAGGTCGAAATCAAGGTTTTGAACGGAGTAGTGTCCACGCAATCTATAGATGCTTGAATCATACTTCCTGTCTCTGTTTTCAAGAAACAATAAATCCTGAATCTGAGTAGGATCGGGTTCTAAATATTGAGGTTGCGTAGCGTCAATAGATGGCCCTTGATTTGTTACGCCCGCATACTTGTGGATATACAAATCGGTTCCGCCGACCGTCAGCATCTCTGAGATCGTGCGATCTAGGAATCTGTAGTCGTCTTGCTTATTGGGTCTGTAAAGTGATAAACGAGGCATATCTTTATTTATCGTTATTTTTTGGATAATAGCGGTTGACATCATTTACCCATTTAGCTATATTGAATCATAGACAGACACACACCGACGGAGACAGACGATGACGAAATATCAAACCGCACTTGACCTCATGAATGCTGTAATCGCAGTCAAGCATGATATTGATCTGATTGCTACCAGTTGGGATCAGCTTTATAGCTATATCCACGAGCATTTTGAAGCGCCTGCGAGCATGAGCTACCCCATTTTTCATACTAAAAAGAGCGATATGCCTGCAGAGATTGCACAAGAAATCCAGGACTGCTATGAGATGCTGCGTACACACAACGAGACAGAAGTTTTGGCTCGACTAGCAGCGATTCCACCTGAATACTCGGACACGATCTTTCCTGTAGCGATTGCCCGTTACCTGATACTGTATCAGAAAGTGTTCCCCCGAGTTGAGATGCTCAAGACATTTAAAGAGTTCCACAAGCGTTATGGCCCGGCGGTCTGCGCCGCCGACGAATTTAAAACAAAAAAGTCTTGACATCAGTTACCCATTTTGCTATATTGAATCATAGACAGCAACGGAGACACAACATGTTTAAGATCGGTGATCAAGTTCAAGGTTATGTTATCAATGCTAACGACGAAGACGAACTCGTCACTGGGACATTTATGTTCCGCACTGAGGATGACGAAGAATATATTCAGGACATCGTCATCCTCACTGCTGACGGCGATCTCGTCTATATTGACGAACAAGACATCATTTGGGCTTAGGAGAGACTAAAATGGACATCGTAATGAAAGTGATCGAAGGTTTCGGTGAAGCTGGTCGCGATACTACTGTTGATTCAAACGCTCAGTTCTATGTCAAGTTGTATAACCCTGAGTTACAGTTTGATATGTGCGGCTACGAGACGCTTGATGAAGCCATTCAAGAGTTGGAATATGCGGCCAAGATTATTGGTAAGCGTAAGTTGTAATAACGGTTGACATTAATACATCACGGATGTATAGTGTATAAGTAGAGTCGGAAAACGGAGACTAACATGGCCATTCGTGCTAAGAAAACACTCATTCGCAAGTCCCCAGCTAAGGCACCTAAGGGTCCTCGTAAGGTTGGCATGGCAGCGATCTCTACTAATACACTTGTCAAGGATTTGCGTCCTAAAGACGCTGACCTCACTCATTATGGTACTGAGCCAAACTTTTCTGAAGGTCAGCCTGTCACAGAAAAGCGTAACCTGGCAGTGAACCTAGCATACAACTGGTACTCACACTTCTATGGTCCCAAGGAAGCGAAGGATTTCTTGGCACAATATCTTGACGCGAAGGATCCAGCTAAGGCTAAGATCGTCCGTCGTGCTCCTGACAATCAAGTGATCCCAACATATGGCTTTACTGCTCGTATGGCATCGCGTGGACTTGAGTTGAATGAGCGTGAAATCGCAAACATCACTAAGCAAGTTGACAAGCTGGTCAATGCAGTGAGTGCCGAGGCAAAGGCTGCTAAGAAGGCAGAAGCCGAACTCAGTAAGAAGGTGCAACGTCCTAGCATTCAAGAAATCATGCGTGAAAAGGCAGACGAAGCTGGTAGCGAGATTGAAGGTATCTGGGACGAATATCTGGATGCGAACAAGCCTAAGGATTTCTCGGTCACTCGTCGCATCATCAATGAACTACAGTCACGCAATGTTCTTCCGCAACATATCGCACCAATGATCCGTCGTTGGGAGCGTTTGCGTGACGAATATCTTGAGGTTCAATCTGGTAAGTGCCCGCAACTCAATGAAGCATATTCGGATTATACCAAGATGCAGGTTCGTAATGCGATCAAGCTGGTCGAAGAAATCATCGCAGAGTTCAATGGCTACATCTCGCTCAAGCAAGCGGTCAAGAAGGTTCGTGTTAAGAAGCCTGTCCCGGTAGAAAAGATCGTATCAAAACTTAAGTTCTGTCGGTCATTCACTGACACAGTTCTTAAGCTGGAACTAGTTGGATTACACCCGGTCAAGTTGCATCTTGCGACAGAGGCCTGGATTTATGATACGATCAAGCGTAAAATGCACCACTATGTTGCTGATGATTACAGTAAGTGCCTGATCGTCAAGGGTAATATGCTTCTAGGATTTGACAAGAAGGAAAGTGGAATCAAGACCCTTCGCAAGCCTGCTGAACAAATCAAGGCACTAACGGGTAGCAAGCCTGCTGCTCGCAAATATTTCAACGAGATCAAGGCTGTGGCAGCGATTCCGAATGGTCGGTTCAATGCAGGCATGATCATACTAAAATCTTTTTAGAGGAACACAATGACTATCAGTTTAAACAAATATGCCGACTTCGTTCTCACAGTAGCATCACCAGAGAGCAAAGACTTCACTTCATTCGTAGATCATATTGATCGTCTTGATCAAGATACGAATATAAATATCCCGTTATTAATGACTGCTGCTATCGGTCTCGGTAGCGAAGGTGGAGAGTTTCAGGAAATCGTCAAGAAGATTTTGTTCCAGGGTAAGCCACTTAACGAAGAAAACATCTTCCACATGAAGCGTGAACTAGGCGACATCATCTGGTATTGGGCAAATGCATGTAACGCACTTGGTCTTGATCCTGACGAGGTTATCGCAGAGAATGTCAAGAAGTTGGAAGCACGATATCCAGGTGGCAAGTTTGATGTCGCCTATAGCGAGAACCGTAAGGAAGGTGATCTATGAACTCTGTGATAGCACCTTTTATCGGGGGCATTATCGGTAGCATGTTAATGGGATTTGCCATTGGTCAGACAGCAGGCAAGCAGATAGGTAAAGCCCAACTACAAGAAATGGCGATACAGCGTAATGTCGCTCAGTACAATCCAAAAACTGCTGACTTTGAGTTCAAGCATTGTCCAACTGATATTACTACGATCTTGCCTAACTAATAGTCAGTGCGTTTCCTGATAAATAACATTGACAGGAAACGCACATGACCGCAAACATTTTATCAACACCAACTAATCTCAACCTTGAAGAAATCAAAGAAGCATTCTTTGAGAATGTCCGTCTACGATTGGGCGGTGGCATCATTGACCTTGAGTTAGATCCAGAGCATTACGAAGCAGCATATAACTATGCGATTAAGGTCTACAGACAACGAGCACAGAACGCGACACAAGAGACATATACATTGATGACAGTTATCAAGAATGTTGACACATACACGCTCCCTAGCGACTTTATCAATGTACGCTCACTGTTTAGACGCACAGTAGGTCTTGAGACTGGTCCAGGTGCATCATCGTTTGACCCATTCTCAAGTGCTATTCTCAACACCTATCTGTTGAACTATAATGCATCGGGCGGACTTGCGACATATGACTTCTACGCTGGCTATGTTGAGTTAGCAGCACGAATGTTCGGTGGATATGTAACATATACATTTGATCCAGTTACTAAGGTATTGCGTGTCGTGAGAGACTTTAAGAGCACTGGTGAGAAGATCCTTATCTGGGCTGACATTCAACGACCTGAAGTGGTATTGCTTCAAGATCCAGGTGCTGGTGTTTGGATTGCTGACTTTGTGATCGCGATTCTAAAGGGCATCATTGGTGAAGCTCGTGAGAAGTTTGGAACCATCGCAGGTCCAGGTGGCGGCACATCATTGAACGGTACAGCGATGAAAGCAGAGTCAAAGGCTATGCAGGAAGCACTGCTTCTTGATCTCAAAAACTATGTAGATTACAGTCAACCACTAACATGGATCCAAGGTTAATATGTCCGACGAAAAACAAACTATCTTCAATCTTATTGAATCGCTCAACAATCAAATCGCTGCTGGAACACTGACTCCAGAAGAAATCACAGACACACGAGACGAAATCAAAAGTCTCCAAATGAGTGTGTTATTAGGTGATATTTTTAACGATTAACGCTTGACATCATTTGCCCGTTTTGCTATATTAAATCATAGACAGAAACACACAAACGGAGCTAACATCATGTCTGCTGGAAAATATAGTCCTACTGTTTCTCATTCATACGATATGGATCAAAAGTGGTGGTATAAGAACGGTGGCGGTTACGGCAACGGTATCGATCCAGACTCCGAGTGTGATGACGATGGTTACGATAGCTATGGTTACAGCGGCGATTGTGGTTACGGTCCTGACCGTGCTGGTCATTGCGAAGATGATTATCTGGGGTGCGGCAAGTGGGTTGAGTACGGAGACGATGAGCATTATTGCTATCCGTTGCTCGAAGATGTTCAAGATGATTGGTCTGGCAAACTTGCTGCTGGCAACAAGCACACTGATTAACAACCCCTCAAAGACGGAGATATGATATGGGTATGTGGATGGATAAAGAACTTCAAGCAGCGTTGGATGCAGAAGAGCAGGCAAAACAACCTGAGTTCACTGATGAAGATGTCCGACAACTTATTATCTATTGGTCTACTCTTGCAGTCGGGAAGCATATTACCGGTACCCAACTACTGGATTTAGTCCACAACATACAAGACACCAATCCCAAACTTTGGGAAGCGATTGAAGCTATGATTTTGGCCAATCCTGCCCCTGATCACTCTTGGTCTAGACATGTCAAGTTTAATAACAAGTATGGTCCTAAACTAACGCTTGACATTAAACCAACCTCGTAGTATCATACAAGAATGATTATAGTCAACGGAGATACCAAGATGAAGTACAGGATTCCTAAAAACAAAGTCAAACTCAACGATGACGAGCATTTCGCATTCGCCGTTATGCTTATGGGTTGGAGTCTCATTTGCTTTTTTGCCGGAACCGTCGCCGCGGCGATGATTATGGGCTTTTAATATGATTATAGGCATCACCGGGCTGATCGGATCCGGCAAGGACACCGCAGCAGATTATCTCTGCACTGTACATGGCTTCAAGCGTATGAGTTTTGCTGGTACATTGAAGGATGCTGTTGCGGCAGTCTTTGGTTGGGATCGTGAACTTCTTGAAGGGTCAACTAAAGCCAGCCGAGAATGGCGTGAGCAAGTTGACGAATGGTGGGCGAACCGTTTAGGTATCCCCGATCTCACTCCACGATATATCCTACAACAATGGGGCACAGAAGTTTGCCGCAAAGGATTTCACAACGACATTTGGGTCGCATCAGTGGAATATCGTTTGCGTAACATCACTGACAATGTTGTCATCACTGATTGTCGCTTCCCTAATGAACTTGATGCTATCAAGAGTGCGAATGGTATCACGGTACGAACACATCGTGGACCAGACCCAGAATGGTTAAAGTTTGCTAGTATTTTAAACACTACCACAAACGAAGTATCTAAAATTTATCCTAAATATCAACTTGAAGCGTTCAATGTTCATGCGAGTGAGTATTCCAGCGTTGGTCTAACTTATGATTATCACCTAGACAACAACGGTACCATTGACAGTCTACATAAACAGATTGAATCAATAATCAATCGTTAGATCGCCACGCTTCCACTTCACATCTTTCTTCTTTACAACTTCCACACAGTTGAGGCATATTGTCCTTAGGTTAGTCATCGCTGCATTAAGCAAACTGCCATCAATATGAAACACTACCATCTGAGTAGGGTATAGACACTTAAAGCCACATAGGTCACATGTGGCTTTTTTCTTGTATCCAGATTTTTCCCAAGTAGCCATATTTGCTTTAGTCTTGGGCTTTTTCTTACCACATCCGTCACATATACTACGATAATGAGTAACGCCATCACGCTTATAGTTGATGGCGCAATAACTCTTATTGCAAGTCTTACATATCGGTCTTTTCAACATATCACTCTTTCTGGGTCCTACCGTACCACCGTCACCCCCTGTAGTACGATTCAATAGTATTCCGGTTCCTAAATCTTTTCTTCCATACCATCTAATCAATCTTCTTTCTAATGCTCTAGCTCCCAAATCAGTAAGATTAGATTCACATATTATGATTCTTTCATTAGGCGGCACCTTTATTCGGTGAGGTTGCCAAGCTCTTCTTCCGATTCCTTTTCCTATGTAATAGATTTTACCTTTCTTGTCAGTGTAGGCATAAACATAAAATTCGTTAGGCAAATTGTACTCTGAGTAAATAGTCATTGCTGGTGCTCCTTATAGCGTTAGAGTAGATGGGGATTGCCGTCCCGCGATCTACACTTTTATTTATATTAATACCGCAATTCCTGCCTTCGAAGGTACGCTTAACCACGGTTTTTTACAGATAAAGAATAAATAGTTATTAGAAACATGCAACCACAACGTATGTGACAGGTAGTAAACCTCATAATTTTACAAAGGGAAAAACATTATGGCACTAGTATCACCGGGCGTAGAAGTAACGATCATTGATCAATCTCAGTATCTTCCAGCACCGCTCAACTCAATTCCTTTTATTCTGCTTGCAACAGCACAGAATAAGGCAGATCCAACTTCTACTGCTGTAGCAGCAGGTACAACAGCCGCAAATGCCGGTAAGCTCTTCCAAGTTACTAGTCAACGCGATCTTGTTTCACTCTACGGTAATCCATTCTTCTATACCACTTCAAACGGAACTCCTATTCAGGGTTATGAACTCAATGAATATGGTCTTCTTGCTGCTTACTCAGCACTTGGTGTTTCAAATCGCGTATACTGCTTAAGAGCGGACGTTGATCTTGCTGCACTTGTTGGTCAAACAGGCCGCCCAACTGGTAACCCAGCAAACGGTACTTGGTGGTTAGACACTACTACTTCAACTTGGGGTATTTACGAGTTCAATCAAGTAACTGGTCAATTTGATATTGTAACTCCAATCGTAATCACTGATTCTGCAATGCTATCGGCAGGTTATCCGCTTGCAAGCGTTGGAGCGATTGGCGATTATGCAGTCAATGCTATTCCAACTTACACTTATGCAAGTTCACAATCTGCACATACATATTTCTACAAAACCCCATCTAACACTTGGGCAGCAGTAGGTAGTGCAGCTTGGATGAACTCTTACCCAACAATCCAGGGTACAGCATCAAATCCCGATCTTACCCCGGGCGATACATTAACTATTACCATCGACGGTGGCACTTCAGTAACTGTGACTGTTGCAGCAGGCCCGAATGATATCGTTTCTGTTCTTGCGGCATCGATTAACGCATTGAATAATACGTATCTTAGTGCAAGTGTTGTCGGTGGAAAGCTTCAAATCTATTCAGCACAAACTGGCTGGAACTACAATCATCCTAGTTCTCCTCCTAGTATCGCATTAGCGGGAACTGGTACTCTTCTCACTGCTTTGGGCATGACAGCAGGAACTTATTATCAACCAACAGTAGCATATGGCACCTCTGCACAACAGCCACTATGGCAAACAGGTCAAACATATCCTAGACCAACTGGTTCAGTTTGGATCAAGGTCGGCGCTGCTGGTACTGGATTAAACACTGCGGTTTCTCAATGGGATAGCTTAAATGCAACTTGGAATCCAAAAACTGCAAGCTATGCAATCACTGATTGGGATGCGATTGTCGCACTTGATGCAACAGGTGGTAAATCTATTCCAGCAGGGTCGGTTTATACACAATATGGTTATGACTACAGTGGACCAACTACTCCTGCTCCTCTCTATTATTGGGAAAGAATCGCACAAGGTGCTACTATCATAACTGGTACTAACACTGCACCATCTTTCGTTAATGGTCCATATAATTCTACTGTTCTGGTTTCTATTCCTGGAGCATCCGGATTAAGTTCAGCATATCCAATCACTCTTGCTGATAACACTAATGCAACTGATTTCGTAACAGCTTGGTCAGCAGCAGGTATTCCTTTCACAACTGCAACTGTTCTCGACACAGGTGCGATTCAGCTTGCACACACTGAAGGTGGAGTCATTATCATTAATGATATTAACTCTATCTCTGGATTTAGTAACGGACTAGCTGTTGATGCAGGATTTGTAGTTGGCACCACTCAAGGTGTCAAAGAAGGACTATTTAGTACTGCTACATATCAACCAGTTGCACTATCAACTAGTGGCGTAGGTAGTGGTCTTATAATTAATGCAACAAACTTTTATCAAAACTATTTCATGTATAATACTGCTTTTGTTTCTGGTGGAAGCGGCTATGTTGTAGGTGATACTGTTACGTTTGCAGGCGCGACATTGGGCGGCGCAACTCCTGCTAATAACTTAGTTGTTAGAGTCAACTCGGTCAGCGGCGGCGGCACAGTAACTGGTATCGGGTATGTTTCAGGAGTAGGCGCTCCTGTTTATACGACTCAGCTATCAAACTGGCAAGAGTTTGAAATGACTGCAAACGAAGGCGCTCCAGTCAATATCCCTGAAGATATGACCAACTGGTTCTATAGCGTTGTTGATGAAGTAGACATCATGGTCAATACAACTACTGGTTGGAAGGGTTATAAGAACGTAGCTTATGGCTCAACTGGTTTCCCACTTCCAAGTGGTACAAACTCTACTGACCCTAATGGTCCAATCGTAAGTGCATCTGAGCCTACT